GCTAGATGGAGAGGATATAAACATGTCTAAAGCCTCTATTCTTAGAATAATGGACGATAAGCCAACAAATAAGGATATAGAGGACTATATAAGCAATATAATCTTTTTAGAGTCTATGGCTGATATTCCAACGGAAAACTATAAGCCCAAGTTCTCTAAGGGTGATATACTTAATAGCAAAGGTATAGTTTCTAGTGATAATGGTCTCTATATGTCAGCAGAGGAATTAAAAAAGTATGAGGGCAAAGAATTAACCGAGGATGAAATTAAGGAGTTATTCAAAGGTGGTGGACTAGGTGTAGTAGTAGCTTTGATGATTGGTGCTAATGAAGATTTATTAGCGAGTGATGGAGTAGACAGAGAAAGCCCCTTAGATGTTCTTGCACTCCTTGCTATTGGTGTGCTTGGTTATAAGTATCGCAAGGGAATAAAAGATATTTTAGACAGAACCAAGGAGAAAGCGAAGAGACCAAAGAATTTAATAAGGGAGACTTTCGGAATTGTTGGGGGAACTAAGAGTTACTTTGAAAAATTGAATAGCCTTAGTGATGAGGGCTTTAAATACACTAAAGCTATTGGAAAGATATTAACCGATAATCTTCACTCTTTATTAGAAAGGGGTGCAGTTGAGGGAGTAGGAGATATAAAAGACACCATAAAGGCAAGATTACAAGCTGAACTATTTCAGAAAGTAAGCCCAATTATAGATGATTATAAAAAGGCTGTGGGGTTTAAAAGCCTTAATCCTCTAAAACATATGAAGTTTAGAGATAACTTTTATAGTGCTATTGGTAGGGCTTATACTAAAAGAGATTTTAGCCAACTATCAGAACACCATTTAAAAGCTAAGAAAGCCTTTGACAAATTTTATGATGATATATATAAAGCTATGGTGGATGCTAATGTTGATGGAATGAAAAGTATTAGAAAGATAAAAGATTATTTCCCAAGATTCCATAATCCAAATACTTATGACCTTGTAGCCCAATTATCAAAAGCAGAAAGAGAAGAGGTTGTTAAGTGGTATGGAGAGGCAATTAAAAGAGGATTCTTTGAAGAGTATGGAAGAGTTATAAAAGATAAAGACGCGATAAAGTATGCTAAGCAACTACTAGCCTATGGCAAGAGTGATAAATTTATCAAGGCTATGAAAGAGGATGAACTATTTACTCCTAACGAGGTTGAAAATGTTGATGACTTTTTCAATAGGGCTAAGTTTAGGATACCAATAGACTTTAATATTAAACCCCTTGTAGTTGGTGGTAAGAGATTGGAAATGGTGGACTTTGTAGATACTAACGCTTTTAGCGTTATGAATAGATATTCTAATATTGCACTTGGTCACTATGCTTTTGGAGTAAAAGGAATAACAAATATAACAAACTATATTAAGAGGGTAGAAAACGAATTTAAGGAACATGGGGGAGATGTTGGGCTATTAAAAGACATAAAAGATTATGTTAATATGGTTCTTGGAAAACCAGTTACAGAGATTGAGAATAAAAGGCTGTGGGACTTTTTTAACTTACTGCGTCAGGCAACAGTAGCCCAATTACTCCACTTATCAGGTATTAGTGCATTAACTGAATTGATACCTGCTGGGGCAAGGGCTTTATTAAACGGTAGCTTTGGCGAAAGCTTTAGGGCTTTTAGAGAGTTAGCCAACACAGAACTAAAAAAGACCTCTAATTTAGTTAGAGAGGTAGCCGAGGAATTAGGCTATGGTTATCATAGAATTTTAGCCAAAGAACATCTAAAGAACCCTCTTTACTATATGGAAGATTTCACAATCGGTGGAAAAGTGGTAGATACTTTAGACAGAATACTTACAGCACAACAAAGAGTTACATTTTTCTTTAATCAGTTACCAGCGTTAGACGATTTATCTAACATATTTAACATCAAACCGAATATAGATAGATTAAAGATGCACTTTCAGGGTAAAAGAATGAGTAAAGAGAGATTAGAAACATTGGGGCTTACACCTGATAAAGAGAAAATCTTAGAAAGTGCCTTAAATAAATCCTCTAACAAATCAATGAACTTCAACAAGTGGACAAAAGAGGAAAAAGAGGTATTTAGAACTGTTTTAAGAAGTATGCAAACCTCATGGGTCGGAAAGCCAAAGATTGGAGATATGCCATTATTTATCCTTAGAAACCCTCTTTTAAAGTCTCTAATGACCTTGTTAAGCTTTCCAGTTCAAAGTTTTGATAATTTACTATTGAGGGATATTTACGCAATGGATGCTGAAAGTATTTGGAAATTTCAAAGTATGTTTGTTTCCACCTCGATAGCCTTGACAGTTAGAGACTTCATAAACCAAAGAGAGGAGAAAAAAGATGAAGTGTTTATTGAGAGGGTAATAGGGGCTTTGCCACATATTGCATTATTGCAAATGGCTAATGATATTTTTAATCCAAATAGGGAGACCAAAATAGGTAACGTCTTTCCAGTTTTAGGAGTGTTGGAGAATGCAGTAAACGCACCACATGAGGCTTTAGGGGGAGAATATAAGAATTTACTACAAGTAGCTAGTGTTCCTCTCTTTATGGGTAAACTAATAACGGAATACGCAAAAGAACCAAAGACAGAACAAGAGGCTATCGAGGCAATGAATGCGACAATAGGGGGGTTAAAATAATGGAAAAAAGATATATAAATTTAGTGCTAGTAAAAACCTTAATATCTTTATTGGAGTTAAGAATGCTTGATGATACTTTGATATCTGCTGGATTTTCCAGAGTAAAAAGGTTACTTAATAAAATGGAGTTTGTAGGAGAAGAGAGGAGATTAAGACTATGGAAAAGTAAAGACCATAAAAAGACACTAGATATATACTCTTTTAAAACCGAAGAGATTTTATATCTAATAGCTAAAAGAAGTGTTGAATTAATATATAACCAGCTATCAAAAGGGGATACGATAGAAAACCAAACTATTGTGATTGGATTAGAGTATGCTTTTAAGATAGTTGATTTAGAGACAAAATCAGGGGCTTTATTATACACAGACCCAATTTTAGAGGTATTGAAAAATAGTAAATGAAAGATTTAAATAGCGATGAAATAAAAGAATATCTATCCAATTTTCCTAAATGTGTTAATTATGTGTTTAGAGAGATAGGGTTAGGGGAGATTACCACAGCACAGAAATATTTAGCCCAAGACTTAGAAAAAGCATATAAAAGGGAAGAGTATTTAATTATAGAACAGTTTAGAGGCTTAGGAAAATCCTTAATAACCTCTATCTTTGTGCTTTGGATACTTGCTAAAAATAGGGATTTAAAAGTGTTGGTTGTAAGTGGAACAGATACTAAGGCTAAAAACTTTGTAAGGTTTTGCTTCATGGTTATGAGTAAAACCTATCTTTTTAAATTTCTTGCACCAGACAGAAGAGGGGGGGCGAGAACTTCCACACAAAGCTTTGATGTTAGAGGTGCAAAACCAGCACAAGACCCATCGCTTAGAAGTCTTGGGATAACTGGAACTATTACGAGTGCAAGGGCTAATATTATCATTGCCGATGATATAGAGACAAAGAAAAACGCTAGAACGGCAAACCAAAGACAAAATTTATTAGAGATTACAACAGAATTTGAAGCACTATTAACAGCTGGGGCAAAACAATTTATATGTTATCTAGGAACACGCCACCACATGGATAGCATATACCATAGAATAAGAGAGGAGAGAAAATACAAACATATTATCACCCCTGTATTATTTCCACGCAACAAACAAGAAGTAGAGGCATATAGGGGCTTATTATCTCCTCATATCTACCAAAGATTAAAAGATAATCCCTCTTTGTATGGGCAACCAGTAGACGAAAGGTTTCCATTAGAGGAAATAGAGAAAAAAAGATTAGGAATGGGAAAAACTGCTTTTGAGATGCAATTTATGCTAAGAGTTCCAACAGATAAAGAAAGATTCCCTCTTAGCTTAGATGATGTTCTTATTACTAGATTTAAAATAAACTATGGACTTGTTAATATGGTAGTTGGAAATAAGAGGGGTGGAGTTTTAGAAATAAAAGGGATGAGACCTGAAGACAATTATAATTATTATAGAAATATAGGCATTGATACAAAGTCTGATTTTACAATTTTATCTATTGACCCATCAGGGCGTGGGGCTGATTTGTTCTCATATTCCGTAATTTCTACTGTTTCAGGTAGATTTTTTATTCATAAAGTAGATGGGTTAGAGGGTGGATATTCTGATGAGAATTTAACACAGATAATAAGAGATTGTAAAAAATTCAAAGTTAGAGTTGTAGTAATTGAGGATAATTTCGGAGATGGTATAGTGGGGGCTTTGCTATACAAAATTATGGAGAAAATTAATTATAGAGTGCATATAGAGGGAATAAAGAACACCAAGAATAAAATAGAAAGAATTATTACTACACTTGAACCACTATTTAATCAGCATAGAATTATCTTTCATGAAAGAGTAATAAAAGATAGCAATAGGATTTATGAAGATATAGGAATAGAACATAGCTTAATCTACCAAATAAGCTATTTAGAGTTAGGGGGAGAACTTGAACATGATGATTGTTTAGACTCCTTGGAGATTGGAATTAAATATTTATCTGATTTTATATCAAGGGGGACAGCTAAGCATGAAATATCTTCCTTGAACCGAGAAATAATAAGACAAGGTAAAGAAAAAGGGGCTAATATTGGATATAGGGGTGTTACCTTTAAAAGGTAACTATTAGTAGTTGTTAGTTATAATTATACAACTAAAGGGGGGCATGAGTAAAAATCCTTTTCAGTAAAACAAATCTATTTACTTTTTTTTAGGGTAATGAGTCGTTTTTTTAACCAAGTGGCTATCAGGACAGCGTCTGCGTAGTCATGGCGACTCTTAACTATTCTTCCCCTTTTATCTAAAAACACCCCCTTTAGTTGTGGGTATAGGTTAAGCACATAGTTAATGTGGTGTAGCTTTGTTTTTTTAACTCCCCTTGGTGCTAATGCAAAAGCTTTTTGCCATGTTATTGGCTGAACTTCTACCACGCTATTTAAGCTAGATGAGGTTTTAAGATTTATATGTGATAGGGCGTATAACTCCCCATAGTTTCGCCCTATGGTAAAACTATGGCCTTGTTCTCGCTTCAAGAATTGTTTCTCTATTGCTATTGATACATTATCTCCCTTAATGATTTCCAAAAACTTACCTATATCTAATCTTTCATTTGGCAATAGAGGAATTTTGAAAACTTCTATTGTATTATCTTGATATAGTTTAGCTATTACTCCCTTTTTACCTACATCTACTCCTATATAACAACTTTTATTCTCCATTTAAAATCTCCTTTCTATCTTGTAAACTCTCCATTAGTTGGAGTAAAAAGTCTAAATGATTATCTTTTATATCTTTTGGTTCTGTTTGTAGATATATATTGCTAAGCTTTGGGTTTCTGTTTTCTTTAGAGGTTTTAATATTAACTAAAATATCCTCTATTCTACGCATCACATCATCAATAATTTTAACTGAATACAAAAAGTATTTGTTTTTTAAAAAGGTGTTTATATCCATTCCATACCAGCTAATATTTTCTAGCTTTTTTAAGTTTCTCTCTATTTGGTGGATATTAAATCTCTCTCTATTTAAAAAAGTGTCTGCTATATATTGCCAATAATTCTTAACCTCTATATCTTTCCACTTAAAGCTTTTTAAGTCTCCTAAATCGTTTTTACTCTTATCTCTTAAAAACCCCATTTGAGGGTATATATCGTTTTCTATTAAGACTTTCCCACTCTCTAACATGAATTTTCGCCCTGCTTTGTCATTATCTCCAATCAATAAAACTTTTTTAATTCCATGTTTTTTTAATAGCTTAGCATGTTCTACTGATAAACTACTTCCTAATACAGCTAGAGAGGGAACTTTTAGATTTTGTCTAGCTAAAATACTATCAATTTGACCCTCAAGCAATATAACCTTTGATGGATTATCTTTTAATTGTTCAGCACCAAATAAGTGATAATTCTTATCTATCCCCTTATCTATAAAGTATTTAGGATAATCAGGGTTATCTATTATAGCCCTTGCACTATATCCAACTAGCTTTAAGTTTGGTGTATAGATTGGGAATGCTACCCTCTCACTATCCATAATTTTGAAGTTAGTATCAACCTTAACCATAAAACTACTCTTAATAAGTAGTTTGTCTGTATCCCTTATCCCCCTTTTAGAGAGATAGTTTTTTCCTCTTTGTGTTAATGGTTCTATAACTGTTTTAAACTTTTTGTTTTTTGTCTCACTCATCTATTTTACCCCCATTTCCATTATTCTTTTAGTTAAAGTCTCTATATCCATAATCCCACCATATTTAATTAAGCCGTTTATATCTTCCTCAACTCTCTTAATTCTA